AAAGTCCAACGCCGCACTCAGGCGAAGTGTCATTGAAGGGGTAAGGGAAGCTTACGTCAGAGTGAAGGTTGCGGAAATAGGGGGCGACGCTACAAAGGATGCGGCCAGGATCAGATCGAAGATGAATGATAAAATTCTTCTTGCGCATATGCGGACCACGCACAACGGCACTCAAGAAAAACTTTTCGACAGGGACCCCATCATTGGTAGTTCAGATCTTGCCGCAGCATCTGGGTCTGCAAGGATGTGGGGATCAAAAAGGATGGTTTCGTCTGGAAAACCCGCACAGACTGCAATAGTAAGCGCCCTCGACGACAGCTTCGCCGCCACGAGAAAAGCAGGGGTCGACAAGAAAGGAGCAAGACTTGGTCTATTAAATTCGTGGAGGACCACGCTGGTAGAAGGCCGTATGCCGTCAGTACTAGGCAGGCAATTTTATACTGAGTACAACTACGCATCCCATAAATCCAGGGCAGGGATGGTGGGAGCTATCGACGCTCTTATCAAAAAAATCGTGGCAAAGAAAAATCCGGGGCAAAGGTAAGGAGCAGTCATGGCTGAAGAAGGCGGGCACGAATCTAGCTCATACTTGGACATGTCGATGGCTAACCTCGAAAGAGTGACAAGCGAGGGGAGCGACAGGTACGTCGGCACCGATATAGCTGCCGGCATACTCGGCGGTCTTATTAATGGCGTCGAGGGCATAGCCGAGACCGGCACAATGCTTATTGATCTGTTCGCTGGCACGAAGTATTCGCGTGAGATGAATGAGTGGGTTGACGAGATGAAAGAGTCCACCGGCCTTACTGCTCACGGCACTGCTGGCGAAATAGCTGAGGCCGCTGGCGAGATCCTCACATACCTTGTCCCCGTAGGCGCTGCTGCGCGCATAGGTTCCGCAGCTGGCCGGGCTGGTGCGAGAGCACTAGCTGGACCCGGACAGAAGATGGTACGGAGCTACCTTCAGAAGAACGCAGGCAAAACATCCACCATGATAGATCTCATCAGACGCGAAGGCCCCAAGTTGTACGCAGCTAAGATGGGCAAGCGTGTTGGTCAGTTCGTCGGAACCGGCCTTGGTGCCGGACTCGCCGATGCAGTGGTCATGAACGATGGGCGTGGGCTTATCGCCGATTACTTCACCCCAGATGGGTGGGATGAATCTATTGGCAAGCTGAAGTCAGAGATATACTCCCCTGAGTTATCTGCTGAAGAAGATGCCATGCGTCGCATCAGGAATAAGTTGCGTGCAGGTGCCGAAGGTATGGGTGGATATGCTGCGCTAAAGGGCATCGGGCTCGGGTTCCGTGGCATCGGAGCGGCGGCTCACCTCGTGGGAGCTGATGAGTTTATTGGCAGGCAAGGCGCGAAGATAGGGTCGAGCGTCAACTCAGCACTACAGGGCGCAGCGGCGAGAGGCGACGACTCCCTTGTCTCGAAAGCTGCAGCGAAAACCCTTGAGCTGGCACGTCCATACGGCCTAGCGCCTGATCCCCTTGTTGACCTCGCCACCTCTCATCGAGGAGAGTTGCGGTCGATTGCAGCCAAGACTGACATGGTGATGCAGGACGTGAAGAACCAGATCACCAAGCTGATTCATGGGGAAGACAGCAAGTACAGTGAGTGGCTTTCCAAGATGGAGCCGCACGAAAGAGACTCGACCATGTCTATGCTTGAGCGATTCTTCGACCCGAGTATCTCTGATGACCTCGCAGATAAGACGCTGTCGGCCAATGCGAAGATGATCAACCAGATACCGCAGATAAGAGGTAGTATCAAGAAGCTTCAGGAAAATCTCATAGAAGAGCTTCGTGCTATTGATTACGGAGACGAAGGGGTCATCGCAGACAAGATCGGTCAGGTGTTTGGGTCCATAGGGAGCTATGCCCATAGGTCGTATCGGCTATGGGATGACGTTAAGTTCCGCGCACCCAAGGGGAAGGATAGGAAGAGAATAGTTGAGGCCACACATAAGCTCCTTCGCGAAGGAGTCAAGCCCGACGCTACGCTCGACGATGCGAAAGCGATAACAAACTCTATCTGGAACAACAGAGAGACATTCACCACCGCAGCAAAACGAAGGTACAGCATAGAAGAATTTGACGAAGGGAGCCAGCTACTCAGGCAGAATATTAATGCGCTTGAGGAAGGGACGAAGCTCGACACCCCCAAGGGGAGGATGGACCGTATGGACCTGCCAAGGATCGGCGACACGGAAGTGGCGGCTGGTGGTGCTGGTTCTGGAGCCCTTAAATCAAGGGGGCATGTCGACCCGGTGTTGCGCGACATCTATGGTGAGTACACTAACCCACAAAGCGTAGCTATCAATACGATCAGATCAATCGCGTCTGACACGGCGAATCTGAAGTTCATGAACGAGATAGACGACCTGGGTTTGGATGCGCTTGACGGCACAAAGATGATCATGAAAGGAGACCCTGGCGGCGCGCCAATGAGGGGTTACAAGCAAATACCTAACACCCCACTCAGGTTCGGAAAGCTTGCAGGGAAGATGGTCCACGACACGTTTGCTGATGAAATCCTACAATCATTCAAGATACACCCAACTATCGGCGACAAGATCTGGGGTGCCATGTTCACGATGAAGGGCGGATTCCAGGCCAGTAAGACCGTCCTGTCCCCACTTACCGGATACGGTAACGTCATCTCCAACATCGTGCCCACCGCTGCGCGGATGAACTTTTTCCGTGGTGGCGGGTCGCTGCGTGAGTCTATGGGGCTGGTCCTTCGCCAGCTCAGAAAATCAAGCACACCAGAAGACCTGAAACTTATCGCCAAGGCGGCCGGACTTAATCTGTCCGACAGCATCGTTGACCTCAACCAATCTCTTGACCTTCTTGAGGAGGGCATGAGGCGGGGTAACTTCTCGTTTATGGATAACCTTGGTCGTGCCATGTCTAAGGAGGGCGGGTCTGGCCCTCTGTCAAAGGTTATGAATAAGGCACAGGACCTGTACCGAGGAGAAGACGACGTCTTCAAGCTGTTCAACTACTTCGCAGAGAAGGCAAAGTATAGTGACGTTCTGCCCTGGATGGACGCTGTCGCTCTCGACTCCAATCGTACGGGCCTGTCTATCCTCGACCTGATAGCTGCGGGGAATACAAGGAGCATGCTACCGTCGTTCGACAGGATGCCACGTGTCATGAAGAACTTGAGGAAGATTCCGTTCGCCGGTAATTTCTCATCGTTCGCAGCTGAGTCTATACGAACCAGCTTTAACGGCATCCATATGGGCCTGAATGAAATGGCTGGCCGATTCCGATATGCCGAGAGGTGGATAGACCTTGACACGTTCAGGCCAGGGAACGAGGACGCCCTCAATAAGTTAGCTCTTGACCTTGGCTGGGTGAGCCCGAAGACGGGGCGACCGATCAACTTCCAGAAGCAGGTGTTCAGGAAGGCTGACGGCACGTTCATGAACGCGCAGGAGATAAATTCTTCAATCGATTACTCGAAGAAGCAGCTCGCCAGGATCGGGACCAGATCTGTTGTTGGCAACCTCGCAGCCCAAAGCTCAATGGCATATAGCATCCCAGCTATTGGTTCGATGATGACTGGCATCAGCAAGGAGGAGGTCGACGCATTTAAGAGAGACTTTGCTCGCAGCTACGATGCGAATGGGTCCATTGTGCCGATAGGCAGGAGACATGATGGAGGGGCTGGGTTTGAGTACGTCAACCTTGCTCCAATAAATTACTACTCCACTATGCAGTCGACAGTAAAGTCGTTCATCAATGAATATCAGAGGTCGGCCGGGGAGGGGAAGGGAAACGTGACAGCAGCATCGAATGCCATGCTGGCTGCTACCCTGACAGGAGCTGAGCCGTTCATAGGCTTGTCTGTCCCATTCGAGAAACTGATGGATGTCGGTGCCAGGAATGGGCGAACGCGTGAAGGATCTATTGTATTCAGGGATGAGGACATGCTGGGAACCAAACTAATAAAAGTGCTCGCGCACACAGCCAACGCCTACATGCCTGGGGTATCGCCAGTATCCATGACATGGGACAGCTCGTTCCTAGAGCAAGTCAGGGCCGAGGATTCTATCTATGACATGGCTAAGCGGTATGGCAACGCCATGTTTACCCCCGGCCCGACGACTCGTGGGGCTCTTGTCGCAGCTGGTGTGGACGGGTTTGACCGGACAAAGTTTGGTATGAAGGTAGACCCGCTCATGCAGTTCCTTCCTTATATGATACGACTGCGCTCATCTGTGGCCGATCCGGTACAGTCGCTGACGTACGAGGGAAGGGGGCTAGCGCATACGTCCAGGTCTGTCGCTAATGCGTTCACCCAGGAAATCACAAGAAAGCCTTCCGCCACTGCTGACGATGTCATGTCCGCTTTCATGTCAGGTCAGAGGAAGCTGTTCAAGGCACACAAGATCTACTCCCAAAAGGTCGACACCGCAGGTAAGATGGGGATGTCAGAGAATGACATAAGGTCCATGCTGAAAGACCAAAAGATAGGGCATAGAGAAGAGATAATTAAGGGCACGTTCCCGCCGCTGTCCATCAGCGTCAACATGAAAGAGATGCTCCAGAGTAGAGGACTGAGCCATGTGGTTGACATAGCAAATGGCATGAGTAACATCCTATCGTCTCTTGATATTGGTGAGGACGAAGAAACATTTGAGCAGGTAATGCGCGAGATATTATATGGCGACACACCGACGCAAGCGCCCGTTGCACCAGAGCCAACGTCCACCGCGCCACGACTTGCACCCACTGCCCCAGGCCCACAAGCATCGGCTCAACAGATTAGTTTAGAGCAGCTTGCGGCTGCGTCTCAGGGTGGGGGTGGAGACCAGGCTCAGCTAGCTATGCTAGGTAAAAGAAAGAAACAGCTTGCCCCCTCGCCAACCCTTTTGCCTAACCCCAAAGATTTAGAGCTTGCACAATTAATGCTCGGATAGTAACTTCGAGCCATGCCATACGACAAGCGCAAGAAAAGAAATAAATATAACAACAAGAGAACGAAAGATAGCGTTACCGGTATTGTATTCGATTCACACAAAGAAGCGAGGCATTCACTGCGCCTGAAAGATCGGGAATTGAATGGCGAGATATCCAGCCTGAAGCTTCAGGTAAAATTTTCGTTGGAGGTAAACGATTGTAAGGTATGCGATTACGTCGCTGACTTCACGTATATAGACAAGGATGACAATCTCGTCGTGGAGGACGTGAAGTCACCTCAAACCAGCAAGAACCCCGTATTCAGATTGAAAAAGAAACTCATGTTCGCTGTGTACGGAATTGAGATACAGGAAATTATGTGAAATAATTGTTGACATCGTCGACACGATGGATTACGTTGACACCGTCGAACAAGAGACAGGAAGGAGGAGGACACAACACAGACGCGAACCGAACCGAACCGAACCGAACCGAACCGAACCGCTTCATAAACGCGTGTTGCGAAACGACCTAAAATGAATGGTCCGCCCGCTGATCGCAAGGAGTAAAAAAAATGGCAAAGACCAAGCTACAACTGTCCATGGAAGTTCTCGAATCCGCATTCAAATCGAACACATTCGACCCATCGTACTGCCTTCAAGTGATGGAGCGCGCCAGCGAGAGCGAGGCCATCGCGAAAAAGGCGAAGCAAAGAGTTCAGCTCCTCCTCGAGTTACACTTCAAAGAAACTGTCGCAGGCCTATACAAAAATAAAAACTCAGACACTGGCACCGTCTCGCAGTTCGTTGGAAAGGACAGCGACCACGAGCTTGTGGCTGAGCGCAAGAAGACAGTGACCTGGGATCAGGCTCATCTGTCCAATCTGATCAGCATAGAATCCCCAGTCGCCGGCCTGATCGTGGTCGAGACAAAGCACACAATCCCCGAAAAAGATTATCAAAAAATTAGTGACGAGCAGAAAGAAGTCATCGACGTCGGCCGAACCGTAAAGGCCAGCGCCACGTCGTATAAAATTAAAGTGAGGGATCAGAAATGACAATTTTAGAACTTGTGGATATGGCAGAGAAAAGTGGTGGCGGACGTGGTGCCAAAATATGTATCGGCGGAAAGAGTGGGGTGGGGAAAACATCTCTGGTCTGGACGCTAGACAGAGACAGCACCCTGTTCATCGACCTTGAGGCTGGTGACCTAGCCCTCGAGGGTTGGGAAGGCACTGCGGTAAGGCCAAGAACCTGGGACCAATGTCGTGACATCGCGTGCATTCTGGGCGGTCCGAACCCGGCCAGAAGGAAAGATCAGGCGTACGCCGAGGACCACTACAACTGGCTAACCGGAGATCGTGGCTGCAATACCAACGAAAAATCGCGCGATTTTGGCAAGCGATTGGAGACGGAAGAAGAGACAGAAAAGCGCATGGCTTTTGTTGAGTCCGTCAAAAAATTCAACACGATCTTTGTCGACTCCATCACGCATGCAGGCAGGCTGTGCTTCCAGTGGTGTACGACACAGCCTGACTCATACACCAAAGATGGGGCAGTCAACACGCTGGGTACGTATGGTCTGCATGGGCGAGAGATGATTGGCTGGCTCACGCAGCTGCAACACATCAGAGAGAAGAATGTTATCTTTGCTTGCATTCTCGACGAGAAGACAGACGATTTCAATCGGAAGGTATTCAACCTGCAGATTGACGGTGCCAAGACTGGCATCGAGCTTCCTGGCATCGTGGATGAACTGATCACAATGACAATCATATACCCGCCAGACGGCAGCGACCCGTATCGAGCATTCGTATGCCACACAATCAACCCATATGGCTTCCCTGCTAAGGACAGGAGCGGCCGGCTTAGCATGATCGAGCAACCACATCTTGGGAAGGTACTCGATAAGTTGAAGGCACCGAGGTCGAAAGGTGCTTCAAAGGAACTGAACCATAACCTGCCCTCGATGGTGGGAGAAACCACAGCAGAAGAGATGTCACCAGACGCCGTGTCCTCCGGGCACGATATCGCTCCAGCAAACAAACGAAAGGGAAACAAATGACAATCGATTTAAATAACCCCATCTATCAGGGCGGAGGAGATTACGAGCCTATCCCCGACAAGACCATTGCAACGATGATTATCAACATCGAAGCTGATGATTCTTCCGGCCAGTCATACCGGCGCAGCAAGAACACCGACGCCGTGTACATGAAGTGCAAGATCGTAGTGACAAGCGGGCAGTATGCCAAGCGTTGGTTCTATCACAATATGACACTGTCTGGCGGCAAGACGAATGGTGATGGCCAGTCCATGGCCGGCATCATCAGCGGCAAGACGATCAGGCAGATAGTTGAGTCGGCTCGTGGCATAAACTCGAGGGCCACTGACGAAGCTAGCGTGATGGCCCGTGTCATCAACGAGTACACCGACATTCATGGCCTGGAATTCTGTGGCCGCATTGGCATCGAGCCTGAGCGGCCTCCGTACAGCGCGAAGAATAAGTTGAGTGCTGCGCTACCTGCTGACCATAAGGATTACATGAGGCCGAACGGAGCATCCACGATAGCGCAGGTGAGCCCCGTTGCCGCCGCACCGGGTGTTGAACCTGCTGGCCAAGGTGGTGTGCAAGTTGGGCCTGACATGTCCCAAGTTGCGCCAGCTGCGCCAGCTGCGCCAGTAGGACAGGCCACTCTTGGCACTCCATCTGGACAGCCTTCCTGGCTGCAGGAGTAATTATCTGGGCCGGTCTGTGATGGCGCGACTGACACAGGCCGGCCCTGCTTGGAGGGGTCATGATTCTTCGACCGTACCAAAAAGAAGCTATATCTTCGGCACTCTCTGCGCTCGAGGAGCATGGCAATACGCTCGTCGTCGCGCCGACAGGGTCAGGCAAGACCATCATGATGGCTGAAACCATCGCCAAGATGCAGGCAGATAAGATCGGTAAGACCGTTATCATCCAGCATAGGCTGAAGCTCGTTGAGCAGAACGCTGACAAGTTCAGGCGTGTGAATGGGGATAGATTCTCTGTTGGTATCCTCACCGGAGAGGTACGTCAACCTGACTGTGACGTCGTGTTCGCCACGGTGCAGACGCTTGAGAAGAATCTCGATCTCATAGGTAGAATAGATTACTTCGTCATCGACGAGGCGCATCACGCCGCAGCCGACAGCTATTACAAGTGCGTCGAGCACTTAACTGAACTTAACCCTGGCTTGCTTGTGCTTGGGTTTACTGCCACACCGGCACGCGCTGACGGTAAGGGACTGGGTGATGTGTTCACCAACACAGCATATCAGGTAGAGATTGACCTGCTTATCGAGCTTGGGTATTTGGTCCAGCCAAAGAGCTACATCCTGGACATCGGCGTGAACAAAGAAATTGCTGAGGTCACAAGGCAAGGCAGGCTATCTGACGTCCAGCGGCAGGAACTAATGTCGGACATCTATGACCCTCACCTGCCACGTATCGTCGAGGAGTGGGAGAAGCTGGCATCTGACCGGCATTCTATTTTCTTTTGCACAAAAATTGAGCAGGCAGAAAACCTGACTAACGCCTTTATTGAGGGTGGTCATGACGCACGAGTTGTCCACTCGAAACTACCCCAAGAAGACAACGATGACACGCTGAGGGAGTTTGATCAGGGAAAGTTCCATGTCCTGATCAACGTCGCAATACTCACAGAGGGGTACGACTGTCCTCCAACCGACTGCGTTTCCCTTGTCAGGGGCTGCTCATCGCAGTCGACCATGACACAGATGCTTGGGCGTGGGCTGCGTATCATTGAGCCGGGTGAATACGCATGGAGTAAGAAGGAAGACTGCACGATCCTTGACTTCGGGGACAGTATCCGTGTACATGGCACATTACGTTCGGATGCAAATCTCAAGGAGATCAGGGGGCAGCAAGATGGAGACGACCCATTCGCTATGTTCTGCCCTCATTGTGACTGCATGATCATCGTGGACGCAGAGACAGGGATGTGCCCTGAGTGCGGCGGGGACATCCTCGAGGCTGTCGAGCTGGAGGCCCAGAATAACTCCGGCTCCGGTGTCGGCGGCCCAATGAAGCTACTGCTCAAAGAATTCACGATGACAGAGGCCAAGCTAACAGGGTACTCGCCGTTCGCATGGGTTGACCTGACAAAGGACCAGATACGTGGCCTGGACTACGAGGTGTTCATGGCAAACGGGTTTGATGCGCACGTCACAATCATTAGAGATGGCGACACTTGCGTGGGTATCGGCAAGGCTGCCGGCATGTTGAGGCACAAGGTCATCGGCATGGGCAGAGAGAAGGTAGTTTTTGCCCAGGCTAACAATTTTATGAGCAACAACGAAACCGGAACATCAAGCAGGAAGTCGGCCGGCTGGCTGCGGAAGCCAATGACAGCTAAGCAGCTTGGCGCGCTGAAGAAATGCGGATGGCGAGAAGGCGACACTCCCATCGGGAGGTACGAGGCATCATGCCTTCTCACCTACCTATTCAATCGTCATTCCATAGGCATAGCAGCGAAGGAGGCAGCATGACAGTGTCAGAGAAGCTCAAGACTGCTCAGGCATGGCTAGAAAAAGGGAATAGCGTATCCGATGCAGCAAGTTTGGTCGGCTGGAGTAGACAACGGCTACATCGATACTTCGCGGAAGGTACGCTGGTCAGCATTGCACACGACACTGACGTGAAGGCTAGCACCAAGGTTAGCGACGACAAGGTCAAGCACCTGTTCGGCACATACATCGGCGATGTGCTCAGGCGCAGTGCCATGGGCCCGACCATGCAAGCCGCAGCAAAGCATATGCCTAGCATAATTTTATCTGTGGGGCATGCTTACAATGCACCTATCATACGGCTCGCAAATTTTTTCCTAAAAAATTGCAATGTACGCAAGGCCGACATGGGATTTATAAGTTTCTGCGCTGATGAAACCGTCGATGTGAGGGACAAGATCGCTGTTGCTAAGTACATTAGCCATGAGAGGCATGGGTAATAACATGGTAGATAAGTGGGAATTCTTGAAGGGCAAAGAAGCAGTGTACTCTTCCGCGCTCGATATTTTTGGTACAGCAGAGAACGCTGCGTGGGACGCTTCCGTGCAGGCCGTCGGGAAATGTTTCGCCAGGTCAGGATGGGACACAAAGCTGTCTGAATTGACTGGCGACCAGATGCAAGAGTTTGTCATGACCGTCACCCTCGAATTCGAGAAGGTCATGAAGGCACACAAGTCAGAGCAGATGGAGATTCCAGGCCAGCCTGACTGGGATAGTGACGAAACAGGACCACACTTCTAAGGGGATGACAGATGACAGGAAAACCGCTGTTCTATCTCGACGCTCAAAGAGTTGTCGATAAGGCGATAGCCAGCAGGACAAAAGCGCAGGTAGCAAGAACCTATCTAGGCGGCAGTCAGATAGGTACTGAATGCACTCGTCGCATACAGTACTCTGTCATGCTCCCGGACAGCAGGCCTCCAGTTGAGCCCAGAGTGCAACGAATTTTTGATGTCGGCAACATACTGGAGGAGTACTTGGTACGGCTGCTCAGGGAAGCTGGCCTCGACGTCAAGACAACAAAGCCAGATGGTAAACAATATGGATTCTTCCTGGTCAATGGCCGCATCCGTGGGCACGTCGATGGCGTCATCGTAGGCACCAAGACGAAGTTCAAGGATATGGAGTATCCATGCCTTGTTGAGTTTAAGTCGGCAAAGGATTCATCGTTCAAAAAATTCTTGCGGGATGGTGTCATGGCAGCGAACCCGGTGTACTACTCGCAAGTCCAGTTTTACCAGAGGAACATGGAGCTGCTGAACCCGGCGCTATTCGTGATGATCAACAAGGATACCCAGGATATATATTATGAGTTAATTCATCACAACCCAGCCCATACTGATCGACTTATAAACAAAGCATCAGATGTCCTGACCGCTGTAGATAACGGCACGCTTGTCGACAGGGCATACACGGATAAGAACAACTGGAACTGTAAGTACTGTGACTTTAAGGAGGTGTGTTGGGAGCCAGAGGGCGAAGCAGTTGTGCCTGATGGAAAGCCATCATGGATGGAATAAACTTAAACAACCCCATGTTTGTATCGGCAGGTGACAATGGGAACGGAAGAATCGATGACCTGCGCATAAAGACGCTGAAATCTCACCTCGACTCCAATGCTCGTTCGTTCCTTGAGTACTGGTTGCCAGGCGGTAAGTTTGTCGGCACCGAGTACGTAACGGGAGACCTTCATGGTGACGTCGGGAAGAAGCCGGGCAAGGGATCGACACGCATATCGGTAGCCGCTGGCCGTGTTGGCGTTGGCTCTGACTTCGCAACAGGCGACAGGACAGGCGACCTTATAGACGTGTACATGAAGAGCAGTGGCAGCTCCTTCGTCGAGACCATGAGGGTACTCGAGGAATGGGCTGGCATAAGCGACAGTAACCCAAGCCACACCTACCATCAGCTACCTGACATCCCAGAAGAACTCATCGCTGACCCAGGCGCACATGTAGTCGATACCATCAGCTACGCTTATATGGATTACGACGAAAATTTAATTCTCACCATCGACCGTGTTGTTAAGTCGGATGGCACCAAAGAATTTTACCCGACAAAATTTGACGGCACCAAGACACTGCCAGTGGATAACAGGCCTCTATATAATCTTCCCGGCCTGTCTGACGCAACGACAGTGATACTTGTTGAGGGAGAGAAATGCGCCAACACACTGATCGCCATGGGATACCCGGCCACAACATGCATCGGCGGATCAAACGCACCGCTGGACAAGACTGACTGGTCACCACTAGTCGGGTCTCACGTCATCCTATGGCCTGATAATGACGTAGCTGGGATGAAGTTCATGGAAGCGGTAGCTGCCATGCTGTCGGATATGGAGGTGGCGAGCATCTCTGTCGTGACTATCCCGGCCGGGAAGTCATCGAGGTGGGACGTAGCTGACGCCACTGAAGAAGAGTGTGAGCGGCTAATCAGTGACACCAAGGAGATTTACCGTGACCTCGACATCACCACGCATGAGTTCTCTGGCCGGAGCTACGACGACAACCCTGTTGGAGAGAGGTTCCTGCTGGAGGGTGGGTTCAGTATGGGCTCATGCTCTATGCTCGCAGCCGAGGGCGGTACTGGGAAGAGTATGTTGTTCCTGGACCTGTGCCTCAAAGTAGCGTACGGCCTACCCCTGTTCGACCAAAGTTTTGGAGCTCGTGTTATGGAGGCTGGCAACGCTGTCTTCCTCACCGCCGAGGATACGCGCAACGATATTCACAACAGGATAGCGACGCTCGATAAGACAGGTAAGAGGCACACCCAACTGAAGTATGACCTGAAAGTAATACCTATGCTGTCGCTTGGCAGTACATTCCCATTGCTCTATGTAAAAAATGGAGAGCTAATCGAGCATCCCATGTGGATTAAGATAAGAGAGCAGCTACTTCAGATGAAGAACCTGAAGCTGATTGCGCTCGACCCCATGTCCATGCTTGTGCATGCCGACATCACATCTGACCCCAGCGTGGCATCGCTCGTGTGTGCGCAGTTCAACCGCCTTGCTGTCGAGACAGGTGCATCCGTACTAATCAGCCATCACTTCAGTAAGGGTGACTATGAGGCGCACATCGAAACGGCCGAGCAGGCACGCAAGTATGTCCGTGGTACGACAGGGCTTGTTGATTCGGTTAGAAATACCTATTGCCTATGGAAGGCTCCACCCAGCATAGCGAAGGGGATATGTGATAAGGCTGGCATTGATTATGAGCCCGGCATTATATATTTCGGAGCGACAGTGAAGAGTAATTACAAAACAGTTAACCATAAGAGGGTGTTCAGGCGTAGCGAGGTCACAGGGTTGCTCGAGTGTATCAATACCAACTATGACGCAGACAAAGACCCGACGTCGAGGGAGTCTGTCAGCCGTCAGGTGGTGTCGTGGATCAGCGGAAAAGCAAGTGAGAACAAGCCATTCTCTGTGTTTGGTGGTGAAGAAGGCATAGAAAACAATCTCCGCTTTTGTCCGCACAAAGAGGTGACGGATTACTTCAGAGAGCGAACTGAGACCTTGAGTCAGATGGTAGATAACCTTGTCATTGACGGCGTACTTGGACTTTATTCGGGGCTTGATATTGATGGCTTGCCAGGGAGGGGGACCAAATATCTCGACGTTAAGGGCGGGACCCTTGAGTCTCTAGCGATGGGACCCCAAGACGAAGACGAGAACGAAGACTAACAAAGGGGGTAGTACCGTGGCATTTATTGACCAATATTCTGGCAAGAGAAGGGCAATCAAGAGAGCATTAAAGCTGCACGACGAAGTTAATGAGCTTAAATGTGAACTTATTAGAATCGGAGTACATATTGCTAACTGTGAAAACAGGATTATGGTCACGGAAAGCGAGATGACTGGTGGTGATATGGGGACATACCAATACATCCTGGACGGGCAGGGGGATTCAGAATGACATTTGTAGATAAGATGAGGTCCGCATGGCCCAAGGACTCATACCCTGCTGGCATTAAGCCGATGCCGTTTATCCTTGGGCTCGAAACATTGCTGCTACGATGGCTGGTGAATAGGTCTCTGGAGAGAATGAG